AGAGCATATAAATTGATCAGTGCATGGCCAAGTAGTGTTGGTGCTATTAATCTTGCATATGATAGCAATGATGCTATTGAAGAGTTCGATGTTGAATTCCAATATCAGTACATGGATTCAGGTACAAATGAGAGTAATATAGGCGAACTAACTAAAGTAAATTCATTTGGGTGATCGTCTAAATAGTATACAACGGTTCACTTATATTTGGAATGGCGCAACTTTTTGGTTTTTCAATTAAGGATGAGGATATTAAAAAGGGGACGAAGGGTGCTTCGTCTCCTGTTCCTCCTACAGATAACGATGCAACCTCAACCATCACTCCTTATGGGGGATGGTTTGGTCATTATGTAGATCTAGATGATACTAAGAAGCGTGATGAGATCAATCTCATTCGTCGCTATAGAGAAATGGCACTTCAACCAGAAGTTGATAGTGCCATTGAAGATATTACAAACGAAGCAATTGTAACTGATAAAGATGATAGTCCAGTAGAAGTAGAACTATCAAATTTAGAAGTTTCAGAATCAATCAAAACAGCAATCAGAAATGAGTTTGACCATATCAAACGTCTTTTAGATTTCGATTCCTCTGCGCATGAAATCTTTAGACGTTGGTATGTAGATGGAAGAATCTATTATCATAAAGTTATAGATCTTGAAGATCCTTCAAAAGGTATTCTTGAACTCCGTTACATCGATCCTCTTAAAATTAAGAAGGTGCGTCTAGTAGAGAAGCCTCCTGTAGATGCCGATGAGTTCATGAAGTATGACTACGGTAAAGTAACAGAGTTTTACGTCTACAATAATAAAGGAATTAATAATACCAATCAGGGAATTAAAATTACAAAAGATGCAATTTCTTCAATCACATCTGGTATTACAGACCAAGGTAGAAATATTACTTTAAGTTATCTTCATAAAGCGATTAAATATCTAAATCAACTTAGAATGCTTGAAGACAGTATTGTTATTTACCGTTTGTCAAGAGCACCTGAACGTAGAATTTTCTATATTGATGTAGGCAATCTTCCTAAGATCAAAGCAGAACAATACCTTCGTGAGGTAATGTCTCGCTACAGAAATAAACTTGTTTACGATTCAAACACTGGTGAAATTCGTGATGATAAAAAGCATATGAGTATGCTTGAAGATTTTTGGTTACCTCGTAGAGAGGGCGGTCGTGGTACAGAAATTACCACACTGCCTGGTGGTCAGAACCTCGGAGAACTTACTGATATTAAATATTTTCAAACCCAACTCTATAAAGCACTTGGCGTACCTCCATCACGTTTGGAAAGCGACAAGTCATTCGATCTCGGAAAATCAGAAGAGATTAATAGAGATGAAATCAAGTTTACTAAATTTGTAGGTCGTCTTCGCAAGAAGTTTTCTGGATTATTTCATGATCTTCTGAAAACTCAACTCATTCTGAAAGGAGTAATTACTCCAGAAGATTGGGAGGATATGAAAGAGCATATCCAATATGATTATCTTTATGATAATCATTTCTCCGAAATGAAGGATTTGGATTTACTCAAAACCAAGATGGATGTTCTAGATCAACTGGATCTCTATGTTGGTAAATATTTCTCTCAAGATTATGTCATGCGTCAACTGCTTCAGTTTACTGAACAAGAAATTGAAGAGATGAAACAACAGATAAATAATGAGATTAAGGCGGGTCAAATTATTGATCCTCTTGATCAAATTGCTCAAGAAAAGCAAACTGCTGATCTTGACATGGAAACCAAGAAAGTTTCCTTAGACCAAATGAAAAATCCAACCGCTCCAAAAGAGTCAGGAAATTCAAACAATAAATAGTATCGAGGTTAATTATGGAACCTACAAAAATTGTGGATATGATCATGAAAGATCAACTTAGTGATGCGTCAGACGCTGTGAAAGATATCATTATGAATAAAGCAGCATCCATCCTTACTCTTGAAAGGGAGAAGGTGGGTGCAAATTTATTTAAAGAATTAGAAACCACCCCAGAACAGACAGAAGATGAAACTGATCACGGAACAGATTGAGAGTGTAGAATTTCTCATTGAAGATAATGGTTCTAAAAAGAATCACTTCATCGAGGGTATTTTCCTTCAATCTGATATTAAAAATAGAAATGGTAGAGTGTATCCTATGAACGTTCTAGAAAAAGAAGTTCAAAGATATACTGAATCATATATTTCTAAAGATCGTGCATTGGGAGAACTGGGTCATCCAGAAGGTCCTACTGTAAATCTTGACCGTGTATCCCATAAAATTATTTCACTTCAAAAAGAAGGATCTAATTTTATTGGTAAGGCAAAACTTCTGGATACCCCTATGGGTAAGATTGCAAAATCTCTGATCGATGAAGGCGTAAAACTTGGCGTTTCTTCTAGAGGTGTTGGTTCACTTCAAGAAAAGAGCGGAGTAAGTTATGTCCGTGATGATTTCATGCTCGCCACTGCTGCTGATATTGTAGCAGACCCTTCTGCTCCTGATGCTTTCGTTGAAGGTATTATGGAAGGAAAAGAGTGGGTGTGGTCTAATGGCATCTTGAAAGAGGCTCAAGTAGCTTCAATTAAGCATGAATTAGATCAAGCAACATTGTATAACCTACAGGAGCGCAAAGTTGCCGCATTTGAAAGATTCTTAAAGGGATTATAATTTATAAATAAGTTTAGAATATAACAGATTTATATTAAAGGAGATAGCAAATGTCAGCATCAGTTGACCAAAAATTTGAAACTTTCGTAGAAGAAACTCTTGAGGAGAAAGCGCCAACTGATGGTGCCAAAAAGGCAGACGGCATGGTTGCTGCATCAATTCCTGCTCCTCAAGATACTGCAAAGGATGATCTTGGCGGTCCTACGAATCAAAACTACAAGCAGGATAATGATTCTGCAAAGATCGCAAACAAGGGTACATCAAAGGTTAGCGATGCTCAAACCAAGGGCGCAAAACCTGGAGATGCTGCTCCTGGAAAACTCAAGGAAGAAGAAGAAACAACCGAAGAGGTAGTTGTAGAAACTCCTGAGTTCAGCGTTGAAGAAGATGTTAATGCTTTGATCGCTGGCGAAGAACTCTCTGAAGAGTTTAAAGAAAAAACAAAGACAATCTTTGAAGCAGCAGTCAAGTCAAAACTTGCTGAAGAAACCAAGAAGATTGAAGCAGCATTTGAGGTACGCCTCTCTGAGCAAGTTGAAACTGTTAAGTCAGAACTTGCTGAGAAGATGGATAAGTTCCTCTCTTATGTTGCCGAAGAGTGGAAGAAAGAGAATGAACTCGAAATCCACAACGGCATCAAACTGGAAATGGCAGAGTCCTTCATGTCTGGCATGAAGAATCTTTTTGAAGCAAATTATGTAGAACTCCCTGAAGATAAATATGATGTTCTCGAAGAGATGACAAACAAACTAGATGAGATGGAAGAGAAGCTCAATGAGCAGATTGAAAAAAACATGTCACTCAATGGCACAATCAAGACCTTTGTAAAGGAATCGATTGTTGCTGAAGTTTCCAAGGGTCTTGCTCAAACCCAAGCAGAGAAGCTTGCTTCGCTTGCTGAAGGCGTTGAGTTTGAAACCGAAGAATCCTTTAAGTCAAAACTTGAAACTATTAAGGAAAATTATTTCCCTAAGGCAAAAGTTGAACTGAAGGAAGACATTGCAACTGATGAAGTTGCATCCCCCGCTGAGGGTCCAATGGCTGCCTATGTTCAGGCAATTTCCCGTTGGAAATGATTATTAATTAAACTACTACTTACTTACTAGGAGAAAAACAAATGTTAGGCATGTCCCAACAACTCCAGGAGAAGTGGGCACCTGTTCTTGAGCACGGTGATCTTCCAAAAATTGAAGATAACTACAAGAGAGCTGTCACTTCTATCCTGCTTGAAAACCAAGAGCGTGTAATTCGTGAGGAGCGTCAGATTCTGTCTGAAGCACTTCCTACGATGAGCACTGGTTCAAATGTTCTTGCTGGTGCTGGCAACGCTGGTTTCAGTTCTGATGCAACTGCAACTGGTCCTGTCGCTGGTTTCGACCCCGTTCTGATCTCGCTGATCAGACGCTCAATGCCAAACCTGGTCGCATATGACCTCGCTGGCGTTCAACCAATGAGCGGTCCTACTGGACTGATCTTCGCAATGCGTGCTAAGTACGACGGTCAAACTGGCGGTGACGCTAACGAGACCTTCTTCAACGAAGTTAAGACAGGTCAATCGGGTGCTGCTGGCACTGTCGTTGGTGCTACTATTGCTAACACTGGTGACAACCCTGCTGTT